CCGGTCTTGTTTGCGACCATGTCCACTCATGTTTACCCCATTTTCCACGGGGCCGAGCTTGAAAACCTTGTGCGCTGTGTCAAGTCGTCCGTGACTGGCAAGCACTACGCTGTGGTGCATTGCTTTGATGCGGCGGCCGGTTCAGGCACATTGGCTGATGGTGAAGCCTCGTGGCAGCTCGTGGGTGATGATGTGGTGATGCGTGTCGTGGACACTGCTAAGGAGTACCGGCACCCCCACTTTGACGCATTCGGGCACACGCTCGACGGCCACCGACTTGCTGGTGTGTGGCCTTACTCGGTTGATTTGGGTGGTGTGCCCCACTACCTGACGATCGAGGAGGTAGCCCACGTCGGCGACACGTGGGTGTTGTGCTTCCGAGTTGCCCCAGAAGACCTGTGCTCCCACAAGGTGCAGGCTGGACTCCCGCAGCCCACACCGGCTGTCCCGGACGTGGCCTATTTCCAATTTCGCGGTGATATGGCCGAGCACATCTGTGCCGGCTATGATGTCCGCGGAGGACGTTATAGGCTGTTCGTACTAGATGGTGGTGTTCCGCGGCAGTTTGCCTCTTTCCCCGTGGATCTTCTTGACCAGGTGTTGCCGGCCATTGGCATCGTGTCCTCGCGGCGCGAGGCCGTACTGGCCGCCGGTGTTGGCCAGAAAATGGCCTACGCAGATTGCCTGCGCGTCGAGTTCGAGCCAGGTGGGCATGCCACCGCCCGTGAGCGCGCTAATATGGTCGCCCTGGCGATCAAGCGTAATGCGCAACTCACGCAGGACGTGATCTACAGCTACATCAATCTGGCTGAGATCGTTGCTGATGATCGGCAGGTACGAGCTGAGGTGATGGCTCAGGCTGCCGAAACCGGTGATTTTTCGTCCGTTCCTACTGCTGACTTGCAGGCGGTGGTGGATCATGCGTCGAACCGTGGCTCTGAGGTGCGCGAGAGTGCAGTGCTGGAGCTCGCAAGCCGTTACCCTCGTGAGTGGCCGTGGCTACTCATCGGTTGCGTGCTGTTAGCCCTGGTCGGAAGTGTGGCTGCTTATCAGTATCGCGAGATGTTGCTGAGCCTTTTGCTTTTGTGGAGGGTTGAGCTTGCTTGCGTGCTGGTAGCCAGTTGCCTGACGGCTTTGGAGTGGCGGCGCGCGGGGTGGCGGAGCGCGATGCAAGCCCTTGGGGTTTACTGCCTGGCGCTTATTGGTGTAGCCCTTGTGGCGATACCCCAGGCGCGCGCGCAGGCGTCCGTGACCCTTGGGCGTGCAGGAGATTTCGTTGTCGCCGCGGCCATGGCGGCGTGCTTCCTGATCGTTGTTATGGCGCGGTGCCTTCGGGCCGTCAAACGCGCTCAGGCTACGGCTCGGGCGCGGAAGCGCGGCTCTGAGGTGCTGTGGCCACTCCAACGGACAGTGTTGTATCGACGTGTGGCCGTCTGTGACGTGTTCTATGACTCCTGCTTCGGCCACCCACTTGACCCCGGTGTCGTCTCTGACCCGAGTGCGAAGATCGAAATCCGCGAGCTCAACCCTCTGTGCCAAGCCAAGTTTGGCAACGTGCGCGTGTGCGGTGGTGTCATTGGCTCCTCTGGTGAGCTGATTCGGCCTCTTGTCCCGCGTTCGTGTGCCCACAATGAGTTCCACGCCTTCGCTAGGCGTGTGACCATCCCTCTACCTGGCATGGATGGTTCTGGCCGGTGCGACTCCGATGGCGCGTGGCAGCGCCTTGATGGCGAGCTCGCCCGGCTTGGGTTTTGGGACTGGGTGTGTGAGGTGCCTCTTGTGATTGCACCATTTCGAGAGTGGCATGCCCGGTACCCTCCAGGCAAACGCGCGCGTCTCGCAAGCGCTGCTGGGCCTCTGAGTCTGGCCGCTCTGGCTGACGATGCGTGCTGGCTTGTTCGCCTGTTGAGGGAACCCCGCATGTACAAGGTGAAGCTGTTCGTAAAGCGTGAGAACACTCTGAAATTTCCCGATGATTGTGACCCGCGTGCCATTCAGGACCCAGACGATCTTTCGCAGTGGGTAGTTGGTGCCGCGTGTTACTCACTTGGGAATTGGATGAAAGCTCGCTTCACAACGTCGGCGTGCATCACGTATGCCGGCGGCCTAACAGGCGAGCAGATCGGAGAGTGGTTTACGCGCGCTACCCGCGAGGTTCGTGACCCTGTGTTCGTGTGGACCGACATGTCTCGCTT